GACCCATGTTTCATTGATCCAAGACCCGAAGGTGATGGAGATTTTGTCCAAAAGTCCTACCGCCAAGGCATCAGAGGCGGCAATGGCTGCGCATATCTCAGAACACGTTGCGTTTGCTTATCGGGCGAAGATCGAACAAGAGCTTGGTGTCGAGCTTCCGGGTGCTGGTGAGGCTCTTCCAGAAGACATCGAACTCAGGTTATCTCGCTTGGTAGCGCCAGCGGCTGCGCAATTAACCGGCAAGGATCAGCAAGAAGCTCAGATGAAGAAAAAGATGGAAGAGGCAGAAGATCCGATTATTCAGATGCAGCAGCAGGAATTGCAGATCAAGCAAGCCCAAGCCCAAGCAAAAGCGCAGTCCGATATGGCTAAGATTCAAGCCGATTTGCAGAAGGCTGCGGATAAATCATCGCTTGAGCGAGATAAGCTATCTCAGCATGAACGTCTTGAAAGAGCTAAATTAGGCGTTAGAATTGCAGCCGATAATAGTCGGGAACAACTTGAATCTAAAAGAATTGCTAGTAAAGAACAGGTTGAAGGTGCTAAATTAGGAAAAGAAATCGCAAAAGACCTGATGGGTGAATAACTCTGATGGATGAACTTAATGTTTTGCGGGATCAGATAAGAGGCTTGATGAACTCTATGAGCGATCATTTAAGCACAGGTAGCTGTAAGGATTTTCCAGAATATACGCGTTGTTGCGGTGTCATCGAAGGACTCGCAATGGCGGAAAGAGAATTGCTCGATCTTAAAAAGAAGATTGAGGATGCTTAGTAACGTCGTGCAAGGCGGCGCAGGTGACTCTGGACACCCATTTCCAGTGCAAGGATGTAACTAATGGCAAGTTCATTAGCAGCAGCAGAAGTAACCGAGACAGATGAGAAGATTGAAGAAATTCAAATCAACGAGTCTAATTCTCGCAAAGCTAGTCAGATGCCTAAGCCGAGAGGCTACAAGATACTGATTGCCTTACCAGAACCTGACGAGAAAACAGATGGCGGAATTATTAAAGCCAGGCAAACAATGCACAACGAAGAAGTTGGCAGTATTGTCGGTTTCGTTTTGGACATGGGTTCAGACGCCTACGCTAATCTGGGTCGATTCCCAACCGGACCTTTCTGTAAGAAGGGCGATTGGGTCGTGATGCGCTCCTATTCGGGCACACGCTTCTCGGTTCATGGTAAGGAGTTCCGTTTAATCAATGATGACAGTGTAGAAGCTGTCGTTGAAGATCCACGGGGTATTGTAAAGGTATGAGCGAAACAGAAAACAGCATGGATACAGAAGAATCCACGGCTGCATCAACGTCGGCTGAAGACAGGTTCTTCGGCGTCAAGACGAAAGTTGTCAATGAGAAAGCTGATCTTAGCTTTGAAATTGCCGATGACAAACTGCTTTCAGATAAAAAAGCTGCCGATGACGATGATACAGATGATGAATTGTCTGGGTACAGCAAGAAGGTTAGAAGGCGTCTTGATAAGGCCACCTTCAAACGAAGGGAAGCTGAACGCCTTGCAGATGAGGCGGTTAAAGCGGCTCAGCAGCTAAACCAGCAAAACCAGCAACTTACCGCAAAAAACAAAGAGTATGAGTCTCTGATTAACCGGGGTGAGACCGCCTTGGTTTCACAGATAAAAGAAAAGGCTCAGTTAGCGGCAGATAAGGCTAAAGCTGAATATCGCAAGGCTTATGAGGAAGGCAACACAGATAATATTGTCTCCTCTCAAGAGCAGATGATTCAGGCTCAGGCTGAATTAAAGGAAGCGGAGCGGTATGAGGGGCGCTTGCCGCCACCTCTAACAGAGGCCGATAAACAGACCGCCTATCATCAGCAGCAGCAGGCGGTTTATCAGCAACAGCAAGCGGCTTACCAGCAACAACAAGCGGCTTATCAGCAGTCTGTTGCTGAACAGGTTACAGAGCCAGAGCCAAAGGCAAAAGAATGGGGAGAGAAAAATTCTTGGTTTGGGGACAGGGGGCATAAGGGGATGACCGCTTATGCCTATGCTCTCCATGAGGAAGCCATACAGGATAACGGTCTTTCGCCTAACTCGGATCAATATTTTGAATACATTGATAAGGGTATGCGAGGCCGATTTAATGATTATGCTTGGTCGGAAAACGGATCGGAAGATCCGAGCGGTGATGGGCAAACCGCGCCTTCGACGACCAGGCACGCCTCTTCGGTGGTAGCTCCTTCTGGAAGAAATAACGGAGCCAGACCCCGCAAAGTGAAGTTAAAGCCTTCTCAAATCGCACTCGCTAAACGACTTGGGATAACTAACGATCAATACGCCAAACAGGTTATCAAGGAGATGCCAAATGGCTGATGAGCGCACACCTTGGTCTCACGACACTCGTGAAGACACTGCCCGAGAAGATGATTCTTGGATTCCTTCTTCAATTTTGCCAACTCCAGATCCGCAGGACGGATGGATTTTTCGATGGATAAGGACCAGCATTATGGGTCAATCGGATAATCCAAATGTTTCAAAGAAATTTAGGGATGGATGGGTTCCAGTTAAGGCGGAAGACCATCCAGAACTACAAACTTTGTCAGATATAGATTCTCAGTTTGTGGGAAATATCGAGCAGGGCGGATTGCTTTTGTGTAAAGCGCCAGCAGAAAAGATGGCTTCGCGCACAAAGCATTATCAGGAAGTAGCAAGACAGCAGATGGAGTCCGTGGACAGTAACTACATGAGAGAGAACGATCCGCGTATGCCACTACTGAGACCGGAGAAAAGTACGCGCACAACCTTTGGTAAAGGCTGACTCTCTATTTAGAGATAGCCTTTTTTTCTTCAACAGTAGCATTAGGAGAAATTCAAAATGGCTACAAGCGCAACTCCAAATGGTGCAGAACCTGTTGGTACTTGTTCGAGCAGCGGTTCCTTTTCTGGAAAAGTTGTTCATATCAAGATTGCCAGCGCGTATGACACCGCAATCTTCTATGGAGATTTTGTGAAGTTGGTTACAGCGGGAACGATTGAGAAAGACGCTGGAACTTCTGCACTCACCTCCATAGGTATTTTCATGGGCTGTAAGTACACAGATCCTAACTCCAGTCAAATGACCTTTAACCAGACTTGGCCTGCCGATACGTCGGCTTCCGATGCTGCTGGTTATGTTTTGATTGATCCTGATGTTCTTTTCAGGATGCAGGGTGATGCAACGATTGCTCAGACCGGACTTGGCGCGAACTTTTCTGTTATTCAAACAGCGGGTTCCACCACGATTGGTCGAAGCAAGAATGCTTGTGATTCGTCTACAGTCGCCACCACCAACACGTTTCCTTTAAGGCTTGTCGATTTTTATGATGGCCCTTCAAGTTCGGTTGGTGATTCCTACACTGATGGTATTTTCCGCTTTTGTGCGGGGCATCAGTTAACCAATACTACAGGCATATAAGGAGTAAATAGCAATGGCTATCTCAAGAGCACAAATGCTTAAAGAACTCCTGCCGGGGCTTAATGCCCTTTTTGGCCTGGAGTATGAGAAGTATCAGGACGAACACGCTCTTATTTACGATACAGCTTCATCAGAGCGTTCGTTCGAGGAGGAGGTGAAGCTGAGCGGTTTTGGAGCCGCTCCAGTGAAGGACGAAGGAAATGCAATTTCCTACGACACCGCACAGGAAGCGTACACCGCTAGGTACAACCATGAAACGATTGCGATGGGCTTTGCCATTACGGAAGAGGCGATGGAGGACAATCTCTATGACTCGCTTTCTGCTCGTTATACTAAGGCCTTAGCTCGTGCAATGGCCTATACCAAGCAGGTGAAGGCAGCGAATCCGCTCAACAACGGTTTCACCAATTCTTACCAGACAGGTGACGGGGTTAACCTCTTCACTGCATCTGGTGATGGTGTTACTGGCGGTGGGGGTCATCCACGAGTGGATGGCGGCACGAATGATAATCGTCCTGCGACGGCAGCAGATCTTAACGAAACCTCTTTGGAGGCAGCAATCGTTACAATCGCCGCCCTAACAGATGAGCGCGGTCTATTGATCGCGGCTCGACCAACGCGGTTATTGGTTCCACCGGCTGGGATGTTTATTGCCACGCGGCTCCTTGAGTCAGATCAAAGAGTTGCTACGGCGGATAACGATATCAATGCTATCCGTAGCATGGGT